AAATCATCATTAAATATCATAGACCATAAAGAATAGCCTGCAGTTAAAGTAGATATCCCTAACTGGCGAGATTTAAGAATAATATTGTAATCATTATCCTTAAATTGTAATAAAGAGTCTTCTTGGAATGGGTAAAGATCAAATTTAATTTTACCACGCACAGGATGCTGTATCATGCAATATTTTCTCATAAAATATACAGGATCTTTAGCACACTTTAGATATTCAGATGCTACAACTTGTTTTAGAGTTTGTTTGGCCATACTATATATAAATATATATTAAATAACTTTTTCTTTAATAAATTATGTATTGCATGAAGTACATACACATACGCACTCCTCACCATCTACCTTGCACCTACATGTACAAGAACAACCATCTGCTGCAATACATTCACAACTCATTATTTTTTACCTCGTTTTTCTACAGTTCTACCACCAAAGTACGCACCTATAACAGTAATTAATACTAATTGAAGTAAATCAGTCCATTTTGGTTCAACTTCGAACTCGATTGTACCTGCATCTATAAATATCATTAGTACAGTTGAGACAACTAAAAATACTAGAACTAATGGTCTTACATTTTTTGACAACCATGAATCAGAATTCATATCTGCTTTCCATCTGTCAGTAATATTTTGCTCCATTTTAGCTTCGTGATTAGCAATCAACTCTTTCATTTTGCGTTTTGCTTCTAACTTTTCTTCTTTAGAAGTAGACAAATTATCTAAAACACCACCAACACTTTCTACAAGTTCTTTTGCTCCGCCTGAAAAAACCTTCTTCAATATACCCATATTATTCCTTATCTTTTAATCTATTATAGATTTTTCTAGCTGCTTGATATACTTGAGAACCTTTTTTAGCTTTTAAAGCAGTTCGTAACTTTATATCATTACCTGTTTTAGGATTTTCAATTCTTTGGTCACCATGAGTTTTACGAACATCTAATTCTTCTAACTCACCTGCAGGTTCTTGCATTAATGCAGCGTTGAATGCAGATTGTACTTTTTGTACTACCTTATGAAGCTTTATCAATTCAGCTTTCATTTTTTCGCGTTTTTTAGGATCTTTTTCAGCTACAAATTTTTTACGAAGTTGTTGTTGTTTTAATTGAACATCGTATAGAGCTTCTGTTGCTTTTTTAAATTTTCGCGACATAGAAGCTTCGACCAATTGATCTATCTCTTGGTGAATTATTTCCATTAATTTACTTGTTTTCATTTCTACAATCCTTTATCTTTTGTACTTGAGCATCAAACTCTTCTTTTAATTTATCACTTGTTTCACCACCTGACCAGTCTTCTATATCTCCAGCTTCTGTTACATATGCTTGAGATTTACGTTTATTTAACCAATCATAATATTCCTGCGTAACATCTTTAATCCATATATCAAAGTTTTTATCATTAATTTCTTTAATAAACTCTTCATAAGTACCATCAATTATCATTTCTTGCTCCCATTTTGATGTACATATAAAACATATCCCCCACCTCTTGAAAGTATGCTTATGAGCTTGATGTTGCATTTTACCGTTACATTTTGGACAGCATAAAGGAATTGCAAACTTCGCTCTAGCAGAATTTAATTTTGTAACATTTCTTTTTATTCCATTTTTAATTGTCCACTTTCGTCCTTTTTCTATCCAAATATCCCCTTCTTTTCTTTCTTGCTCTTGCTTTGTATACCCTGATCTTATTTGAGTTTTATTACCGTATTTTTTGGTAATTAAATTTCTCATCCTCTGTACTTTTGCTTCTGATATTGCTTTTTTCATAACCGTCCTTAAAATGTCATCATTCCAGCAATTTGGTTAACTGGCCCAAATGATCCTGTTAATTTATATGTTTTACCTTTATAGATGAATACTAAACCTTCAGATGGTATAATTGTTTTAAACCCACCTATTGCCTTTATTTTTTTCAACTGAGCAACTAATCTATTCATTTTTTTCAAATCACCGCCGCTCCTAACATCTGATATAGCTTTAGCTACTTGTTTACGTACATTTTGTATAGCTTTATCAGGATTAACAGCTAAAAATCCTTCAACGTTTTTTAACACCTCTGCACCTAGTTCAAAGAATAATGTTTCAAACGGAAACATATTTTTCTTAACTTGATCAACATGTTTCTGTTTATCAAATTCTTTTGCTGCGGCTAATAAATTTTCATCTTCAATATTTTTTTTATCTAATCTAAAAGATTTATCATTAAATGCCCATCGTGTAACTAATCCTCTTTTTATAGTAGGATTTGCTTTTTTAAATTTTTTATCGATAAATTCTTCCCACCAAGCTTGATGGTACTCATTTAATGTACTGGTATCTCCCATACTATACTTAGATTGTAACTTTTGCAATTTTTTTAAAAAGTAATCTTGTCGGTCGCTAAAATCTTGATGAGGCTTTACTTTTAAAACTTTTGGTCCAATAATACTAAAATTCTTTTGTACGTTTGAATTAATTTGTTTTATCATACCTGCTAACATTCTAGCTCCATCTGAAACAGACCCAATAGCTTTACCATCTTTATACATTAACACATTATGAAACTGTAAGTAAGGTGCATCATATGATATTACATTTGCAGAAGCAGGGTACATTATTTCCATATTTACCCAATTATTACCGTTGTTAAATATTTTAATTTTTTGCTTATCAGAAAGTTTACTAATAGCTTTAGATAGATCATTCATGGCATAATTAAATGCTTTTTCAATATTACCTCTATTTAAAAACTTTTTAGCAACGGCTTTCGAATCCATACCTCCACGTTTAAGATCACCTGTATTTCTAGCAGCTTTTAATTTACCATCCCAAGTTATAAATAAATTTTGACCATCTGTTTTTTCAGTAGCAGCTGATTCAAGATCTAGATTTCCCTGTAAAGATTGTTTTATAATATTTTTAAAATCTCCAAAGGTTAAGTTTTTATCATCAAACGGATGTGACATATGCCCATATGCACCACCCTCTAATAGTAACCCCTCATTCATTAATCTATATTTTAAGAGAGGTCTGCCATTTATAAGAATATCTCCTTTGTCATTTTTTTCAATAGTCTTTACAATTATTTTTTTATTTTTAAACTTTCCACCTAATACTGTATCACCAATATTAATTGGTATTGTAATATCTTCCTCAATTTTATTAGGATTTTTACTTAACTTGTTTGGCTCTTTTACTTTTTCACCAGTTGGGGTTTTTCCAGCTTTTGATTCTTCAGCATCTAGAAAGCTTAAAAATTCCATACCGGCTCTTTGTGCAATGTTAGTTATAAATTTTTTCCATTCTCTATATGCTTTAGTTTGTGTGTAATCTTTTGGATTATTAGGTGTTGTTTTACCAGGTAACCCAGCAGGAAAAAATGAAGGAGCTCTTGTTTCGCCTCTATAACGAGATGGTTCTGTCATTACTTCCTCATCACCAGATAAATAATTAATAATTTTCCATCCCATAGATTTAGCATACTCTTTAGTACTATTTTTATAAGCGTTTTGAGAACCGTAGTACATTTGTGGGCCATCATCTACGGGAGGTGCGCCACCTGTAGTATTCATCTCACTAATTAGCCTTGGTATTACACCTGTGTCAATAAATTTACCAATAGATTCGTTTATACCTAATTTACTAGTTATTAATTTATAGTTTTTCATATGACCAAATATATGTTTGAATAGTCTTGCTCTTTCCTTAGAGTTAATATTTGAAGCACCTAAAGATGTTCTAATAGCAGTGCCAGACATTTCACCATAACCAGGTACTTTTAAAGAAACATGAGGAGCAATAATTGTATATGCACCATCTTTATAGCCGACTTCAGCTTTTCCTTTCCATGGTCTAAAAAACTTTCCACCTAATCTTTGTTGATCTTTTTCACCAACCATAAATACAGCTGCAGTTGTTTTAGGGTCATATTGTTTCAATATCTCTTCTGCTTTGTATGGATTTTTAACTTTTACAACATTCTTAATACCATAAGAAGATATTATTTTTTTCTTTTCGTTATATGAAAACGGAGATTTAGGTAGTTGTACTTTATCTGATGTTGCTACATAAGCATCTTTAAATTTAGACTTTAACCATTTATATGCTTGTGCATGGTGTTTACCCATTGGTTGAAATCTACCAGGGTATATAGCAACTATAGTAGTTATATTTGTTTCAGCTTCTTCGATTATATGACTAGCAAGCCATGTACCTAATGTTTCTTTCTGTTTCATAATTATAAATATCAATCTATAAAATTATAATATCGTTTATCCTAATGTTAAAGTTACTCCATATACTTTCACTGTTGTAGCACCTGGTCTTATTGTTATTGCTATAGTTTCTCCCATTGCACAAGTCCAATCAGTTATATTTAATGTATTATCAGTATTACCTGCTTTTGCCAGTAATGATGTAATAGTTCCAAATTGGGTTCTAAATGCACTTACAACTCCTACTAATCCTTTAGCTTGATCAGTGTGAACTGTTATGTCTACAACTTTTTTACCATCTATACCAGGCCACATAGCATGTAATATTTCTGAAGCTTGTGTTACCATTGCACCATCGGCTCCTACCTTTACATTACCTCCAAGAGCTCCGGTAAAAGCAGTAGGAGGTAAAAATACTGTTTCAACACCTTTAGCATTTGTATATAACCCTGCGTCTTTACCATCTGCACCAGCTGCTCCATCACTACCATTAGAACCATTACTACCATTATTACCAGCTGGACCTTGAGGCCCTGTAGCGCCTGTTGCACCAGTAGCTCCTCTTTGTCCTACAACATCATTTACAACATGATCTCTAATAGAATCAAACTCATCTTGCATTTGTTGTAATTGATAAACTAGTGGCCCGAGAATTGGATCATCTAATAAATCTAAATTAGCACCACTAGCTACATCAGCTTCCCAAATGCCTTTTACTTTTAATAATTTGTCACTGGCTACTTTATCAGCATCTGTACCTGATGTAGCATAAAATCTTGTAAATTTTTTATTTTGTAGTGCCATAATTTAGTACCTTTATGATATATCATATACGTTATAATTTAAAAATATTGTTATACTAGTAATGCAATCTGTAGTTAATGCTGACGAAATAGATACTTTTAAAGCTGCGTTTACATCATCGGTTAAGCTTTGACCTACTTCTATACCAGGTTGAGTTATAGCATAAACTCTATCTCCAGTTTCATTATACATGAATCTTCTTAAGTGAACTAAAGATGTAGTAAAATAATTAGGTGTAACACCATCATAATGAAAATCCATATTTGCAGCAGAGTTAGTTTGTGTTGCAGCTCTATCAACTCTTACCATACCACTTACAGGTACTATAACTGTATCAGCTCCTTGAGCTGGAACTAATGTTATTGGTGTAGTATGTAGAGCGTTAGCATCTGCTGTGTTTATAACAATTTTGACAGCACCTTGTGTTACAGCAGCAGATCCATACTTTATGTCAGTAGAACATGTAACTGCTCCATCTATGATTACAGGGGTTCCCGCATTTGTTTTACCAATTTGAATTTCACCTACACCAGCACCTGCTGCTAATTGAAAATCTGTGCCGTTCATATTTGCAATTCCAACTCCATCTACATATAAGTAGCTACCTTTAATATTTGAACTACTACTTATTTCTCCAGTGGCTGTTATAGCATTAAATGTTACATTATCTGAAGTTTCTACATCCTGATTCATGGAATACAATTCATTGTCGCCTTGTCCAGTATTTAATTTAGTACAATTTACTACATTGTAAAATGTTGCTTCTTTTGTATTACCATCTATTTTTAAACCATCACCATCAGTACCACTATTGTTTTTAACAACAATTTTAAATCCACATTTTTCACCTAACCCACTCAACCCAGCATATATATGAGCAAAAGGATATATAGTAGAAGTATCTCTATATCTAGCAATATGTAATCTATCATCACCATCTGTAGTACCGACAGAAACAATACCAGCTAAAGAACTACCACCGGCTGTAGCTGTTAGTTTACCCATTTGAACATTGCCATTAAAAAATGCGCCTGATGCTGTTATATGGCCACTCGCACTTACATTTCTAGATGCTGTTATATCGGAATGTATAGTTAAATCGTTATATATTTCAGCTCCTACTTTACCGATTCTATAAGATGTTATATCTTGGTGACCCCATTGTATAGCACTAGATACTTCTTTAAAAAGTTGTCTACTTTGACCATTAAATTGTATATTATATTGTGGTACAGTTACAAATGAGCTTGCACTTATGATACCTGATGCTGTTATAGTACCAGTAAAAGTATGTGAATCACCGGCACTATCTCCAAACTCAGTAGAGCCTGAACTAAAAGAAGTTGTCATATGAGTAACAGATGATGATACTTCATATGTTTCTGCGATTAATTTATTTAACCGTAACTCACTTATAGGTGACGAGCTTGATCCAAACCATAATTGTCTTGAATCTAAATTTATAGCGAATTCCCCATCTAGAAGACTTGTCGGTACAGCTGATTGTGTTCCATGTTTTAATTGTATTTGACCCATTAAAAGGTACCTCCACTTATTTTATTAAAATAAATATCACCACTTGCACTTATATTGCTTGAAGCTGTTACATTACCATTTAAGCTGGTACGT